CGTATTCGTATGTAGCCTTCTGTCGTTCACGAGCTAAGTCGGAACTATTCAAGAAGTCACCAACAGAGTTCATTACACCCTGTTCGATCATAGCTAGGAGTTCATTATCTCCTACTGGATCTTTATATCTATCCACAAAGCGGATGACATCTCTACTTGTATCACTCATTGTAAACCTTTCTTGGGTTTAGATGTCGTGTCTACGACTCTTCTTACATTCAATCAATCAAAGTCTACAACAAGACTTGTATATGTGCTACTAATTCTTTAATCACCCTGCTAGTAGCCAACAAAGTAGAAGTTACCTTCTCTTAGGACACAAGGACTAACTCTTTCGGGGATTAAAATCTTTGGGGATTTTATTACCGATTTTTTCCTGTGGATTTAAAAGCTTACCAGCCTGTTTAGGCTTGATCATACTTTTAAATTGTTCTTTTTCTTTCCCTGTTAAGGGTACATTCATTTGTGCCATATTACCATTTAACCTTATTAGCCCAGTATGCCGCAGACAATGGTCCTTTGGCAATATTAGTTGCATGTCTAGCTTTAAAAGCTTCATTACGCTTGGAACCGTCAGGACTACCTACGGCACCCTGAGCACCAAAGTGAATAGTCTTAACTTTATCACCAACCTTAGCCACAACTACGTGACTCTTAGTTTTGTGATTAGGTGTTCTCTTAGGTTTGTTATAACCTGATACACCAGCTCTCTCTAGTCTTGAATCTTTTTCAGCCATACTATTTCCCCTTCTTAGCAGTCTTAGCAGACTCTTTAAAGCTTTTATCCGTAGGCGCACCTTTAGCACCCACCTTACGCATCTTCTCTCCGGAACCCTCAGCTATTCGTTTTCGTTTAGCATGGATATTGTCATATAATCCTTGTTTAGTTGCCATAATATTCTCCTAAATCCATGTTGTTTCTACTTGCTGAAAGTTACCCATACGTTGTGAAAAGGGTACTGTTGTGTTTGTTAATCTGTCTCCGTGTGTCCTGATAACCTCAAGAGCAATAGCAAGGGCAATAACCGTATCATCATTCTGACCAACAATAGCATTTGTCTTACCTGTATCATCAGCAACATAGTTCATAAGTTCACCAATGATAACCCTAGAAGGTATCCAGATATCTTCCTGTTCAATAGCATTCTTCAGGAATCCAATAATAGCTGGTTTAGACGCTGAAGTAGTTCTCCAGCCAATCCTTGTTCCTTCTTCCTTGGATACATTCGCCATCTTTGTCTGATAGTACATATTCAGGTAACCCATCTGTGTTAACCTGTTTAATGTTGCTATACCCATAGAGTTAGACTCTACTGCTAACAAAGCATTATTATAGTACCTACCTAGATAAAATAATAAATCACCAAACTGACTAGGATCAATCGTGTTACTGCGATAAACTGCGCACACTTCCCTCTTGGCATTAATGACCACTGCTGTAGAATAATCCTTGCCAACACCCAGAGCAACGTCAGCACCGATAGCAAAGGCAACTTCAAAAGTAGGATATTTAAATATCTCGATAGACCCATCTCTCAAATCCTCCATCATAGAGGATTCAAAGTTAAACTCTCTCTTGGCTAATATTGGTTGAGGAACCAGTTTACTTAACTTTTCAATGTTAAATACGTTAGAACCAGAAACAATAAATGCTTCCTCAGGTGTCGCTGGATACTCCTGACGGAACTTATCCTCACCACCCTCTGCAATTTTTAACCTTCTCCAGTATAATTGATCGTCACTAAGACCATATCTTGTGACTAATACTTCTTCATCTGTACTTCTCTCAAACCCCTCAGGAGCCTTCCTACTGTACTCTGTCATCAGGTACCATGGAACAAAGATAGCGATATAGTCATTCTCACCCTTTACAGCTCCCTGCCATAACCTGTGAAATGAATTCCCTACCCCATTAGCTGTACTCTCAAGGATTACTTCGGTACCTTCCGCTTGGGAGATTCCTTGAAATAATCCTGCTAGGATCTTTTCATCATGCCCCCAAAAGGCAACCTCTGAAAGGTGAGCAATTGTAGGAGTCGTTCCCCTACCAGCCTCAGGAGCACCAGCTGTGTATAGCCTGTAACCTGAATCATTATGCTCAAACATAATCTCTTTTGCATTTGACTTCTTTAACACTGGTCTGAATGTATCAGACATGTTATAAATAGTATTCCTGGACATACTAAATAGTGCATCACTAGTAGCCGCATCATGCGCCATAACTACTGACTTATTATAAGCATTAAAGTAACTCTTCCAGAATACCCTACCTGTTGTATATGTACTTAAACCCATCTGTCGAGCTTTTAAAATAATAGCTCTGACTCTCCCTGTCTCTTTTAATTGTTTATCAAGAGCTTCATTCACAATCTTCTGAGCTTCATTAAACTCGAAAAATTGGAATCCTTTGGAGGAGTCCTTGGGTAAGATTTTAATTTGTTCTTTGGCGAATAACTCAAAGTTATTCTTGTATGAAGCTAATTTCTCTCGCTTCTTTAATTCCCTCAGAGCCTCTAGCTTATCAGAATTGTTTTGTGTTGTCATATATTTGTATGTAATAAAAATGTTTCTCTATTATGTACCGACTAACCCGTTGATTTATTTATAAAAATAATTCTGATATTTTTTGGAAATGTAATCTTTTGTATACGTCTTTGGGGTACCCCTACTTTTATATGGGGATGTCGTTGGGGAATGTCTGGGGTAGAGGTCTTTGTGTGTGTCTAAAAGAATCAAGCGTTGTTTGATGTACCCTCGTCTGGTTTCGCATGCCCCCCTTGTTTTGTTTTGGGGCTTTCTTGTTTCGGTCGGCTCGTGCTTGGCGCTGTGCTTGCTGGCTTCCTTTGTCTGCGCTGCTTTGGGGTTTGTTATGCCTTCTTCTGTTTCTCTTTCTCTTGTTCTTCTTTCTTGCCTTGGCTTGCTGTGTTCCTGTGCCGCTGCTTTGTCTGGTGCTCCTTTGTTCCCGTTGTTCCTTGCCTTGTTCTTCTTTGTTGGGGTCTTGGTTTGGGTTGTTGTTTCTTCTGTTTAACTTTTGGAGATTGATATGTCTGTTCGTAAACGTAAATACACTCTTGTATATTCTTTCCGTGTTGGTTCTTGTTCTGATGAGGTTAATATCTACACACGTAAGCGTTGTGTGTTCCTTGCTGAGTTTCTTAGATAATATTCGGTGGAGACCTATCTCGGTGGAGACCTATCTCGGTGGAGACCTATCTCGTGGGCTGGCTACCCACTTCAAGAACAGCTGGTGAAGACCGATCTTATTGTTTGCAGATTACTGCCTGTAGACCTCAGTGTATGTGTAGAGGTCTATGGAGAGCGATCTTGCTCTGTATGTCATAGCTCAAGGAGATTAATATGACTAAGTTAATGCACGTTGTCCTCATTCTTTTGTGGTCTCATCTAATGGTGTTCTGTGTAGATAGAATACAGTTTGAAGCAATGTATGGTTGGTTTGATGTTATCGGATTAATCGTTGCAAGTATCTGTGCTGGTGTACAGATATCTATTCTTATCTTAGAGATTGCTGAAAAGGAATAATATGTACTTAGTATACTGTAACAAGACAAACAAACTGATTGACAGAGTACTGTCTGCTAAAGACTTACTCAAGTATAAAGCAGAAGATGTAACGGTTCATATCGTTCATATCTAATCACTACCCTTCTCGGGTTTACGGAGAGACCACTTGGGGTAAGTACCAAGCTTTCATCAACAGTCATTACCAAAGGAATAATATGACTACCTTAACATTCGGATTTGCCACTAAAGGCGACACAACAACAGCTTCATTCACAATGGAGTCATCGGTTCTTATGGCAGTCTACACAGACTCGTCTAATAGATACCTGTATGCAGTAGATAGTAACGATATTGTTCGTAAACTGTCTATTACTCGTGATGTTGAACATGCTCGTAAGCAATATAAGATTGCTCGTAGCTTAATTGGCAAACAAGTGAAGTTCGGTGTAACCTCTGGCTGGTCTTCAGCTAACTGGTTCAATGAAATCGTAGAAGCTTAAGGAGAAACCTATGAAAGCACGTTATTTACTCTTAAACCCACTCAAAGGAAGAGACTTTGGGTGTACAACAGCAGAAGTCGTAGAGTCAGTACACGAGTTCGGCTGTAAAGTCATTATGTCACCAGACACAACAGGGGAAACACTGCTGTATGCTGTGTCAGACAACAAAAGTGTACTAGAAAACATGGTAAATGAGGTAGAACTCAATGGCATCATCATAGAATACACAGCAATCTATGATCAAATAGTGGAAGGATACTAAAATGGCATACCTAAGACAAGCTTATGGTAGATATTACCTAGATCTCTCAGGAGAAGAGCTAAATGCACTCACAGACATCATGGAAGAACTACCTTCTATGAACAAAACAGAGAGAGGTATATGGTATCAGATCACAAAACACAGGGATTACCTAAAACAAGAGGAAAAATGGCACAGGGATATCGATAAAGAAAGGGAAATGGCAGAAGAAGTAGAACAACAGGTTAAAAAGTTCTACAATTCACTGTAAGACATCCTCTAAAGACATTCTCTCAGGACATTTCGCTGTGAAAAAGGCGAGACCTGAGGGAATTCTTGAGGGATTTTCGTGTGGTAAAAAGCTGAACACACTGTCTAAAAAGCTACTGGTCAGTAATAATTTAAACAAGGAGTCTAAATTGTATAAAGCATTATACTTTGTCCACTGTGAAAACTGTTGTCTTGAATACAACTCAGTAGACGTTAAGATACTGAAAATAACCCATAACCCTTATGGTATCAAAACTGCAGAATTCATCTGCACCAACTGTGAAGAACCAACCTTATCAATCGTTAAAGAGGTATAATATGCAAGTCACTACTAAAAGTCTCCAGCCAAAAGTCTTTCAACCCTTCTCATTAACCATCACTGTTGAAACAGCTGAAGAATACAGAGATATGTCCAGTCTATTCTCTTACTACGGGCAAATTCCAAGTGTAGCCTGTCATGTCTTTGATGAAAGATATCAACGTATGCAGACTATGTGTATTAAAATCAATGATGAACTTGACGCACAGGATCAATACTAATGGAAGTCTCTAAATGCTCAGATTATCCCACAATCTTCCAGCCTTACACTCTACGAATCAGCGTAAGTAATCTCGAAGAACATAACATGTTGGCTTCTATCTTCATGAACGCTGAAGTAA